GGCCTTAACGCCACCCACCAGGGTAAGCACTACCGCCACCGCGTTGGGGATGTCGTACAAGTCCACCTTCGCCCACTCAGGGTTGACAGCGGATGGGTTGACAAGGCCTACGATCGTGTAATTCGTGGAACCCACCGTAGCTGTTGACAGGGATGCTATCTGGTAAGTGCCCACAAGGTTATACACGGCAATGACCGCACCGCTCACCGGGTTGCGCACGGTGAAGGTGGCAGCGCCGAAGGTAATGGTGTCGCCAACTGCCCCAGGCAGCCCACCCACAGGCGTCGGAAACCTGAACGAGTCGGACGTCAACGGTGTTACGTTACCCGTCATTGATACGCTGTTGCTGTTAAAGCTAGACATGGACACCTGAAGCGCATCACCAACTTCAAACAGGTCGGTCATGTTGACCTCCTGTGTGGTGTCAATGTTAATCTCGTCAGGGTACTTGAAGTAGACGTCGTTGAAGCCGATGTAGTTGTTCGAGTTTGGCGGACGAAGGATCTGACCGTTCACGGAGTTAGATTTAGTCACCTTGCGCGGGTTGCTGGTGATCTCCGTACCGATACGTATGTAGGGCTCGCCGCTGGCAATGTTGACGGACGGGGCGAACACTTCTACAGTCGTGCCTGCGATAGAGCTCACCAGGGTGTCGCCATCACGGATGTCGGTCACGTCGTATGCGCCCCGGCCAATGCACATGACCGAGTTTTCTACTTCCTGGTTGTTGACGAAGGTGCTGTACACCGTCGAGATAGTATCTGGCACAGAACGCACAGTACCGAAGATGTCGGGGATGCGCCCTTTCACCCGTGGGCTGTTGGTGCGTGCGGCCAGTTCGTTGTTAGGGCTGGTCACCTGCTGGTTACGCAAGGCGTTGTTAGGGATGGCAGGCTTCATGAGCGCGGCCACACCGACCACTAGGGCAATAATGGCGCCAATGAACAGCTCGGTACCGCCCTCCGGATACACGACACAGTAGATGGGCTGGTCGGTCAGCGTTTGCAGAGTTTTGATACCCTGCTCGTCATACGGGGTAATGTCGCGCTCTGTGGCTACCTGCCCATAGTACAGGCGAGCACTGTCCGGCCACCGACCGTTGAAGTAAAGTTTGAGGAACTCGCAAACGTCATCCGTCTGCGTCTCCTGCCACTCCTCCGGGTCCAGTACGTTCTCGATCATGATGACTGTTTGTGACACTGTAATACCTCACGTCTTTGAATCCGCTTGCGGCCACTTCTACAAAATCGAAGGCTACACCGGACTGAGTAATGTGGAGAACTTTTCCGCGCAAGTATACACCAATGTGCGGCTCGGTGCGGGGCCTGTTGAGCATAACTATACAGGGGCTGGTGGGCTGCTGTAGGCGTTTAAAGGCTCGCAATGTGGCAATGCTAACATGCCGTTCAGCACGCGGCCTAGCGAGCCCTGCAACGTTTGGGCCTATGTCCTGGCCGGTGAGGTCTAACCACACCAGGGCAACAAAGTGGGCGCAATTAAACGCCCTTTTGTCATAGGTCAGGTGAAGGTACTTGTCAACACTCACAGCGTTCCCCGTAGGGCGTCAAACCGCACAAGGTCGTATATCTCCCCTGTGCTGTTGATGTTTAGCTGTGGGGCGTTAGCTTCGAAGGTGGCGCCCTCAAGGTTGAAAGAAAACGCACTGGCATCCAGAAGAATTGGCCCGTACATTACCGACTCAAGGTTGTCCGACCGATACGACCGATACGTTACACGGGGCTTTGTCAACAGGCCGTTGGCAGCCCTCACCCGGTCGGTCTCATCGGGTAGGATTTCCCCCAGGTCACCCCATGAGATTTTATACCCAGCGTCAAGGTCGTCGGAACTGCTGTTCTGCTCAATCTTGCACGGGTAGTATCGATAGGTTCTATACACTCCGTCTTCGTGACGCACGGTAACGCCCAAAGGGGCGTTCCGTACGATGTAATAGCGCTTAGTGAAGTTCGGGTGATAGAACTCCAACAGCTCTAGTTGTGCAACACGTGACGAGGAGCGCAAGAAGAACTCCGAGTAGTCACTCATAGTTGATCCAGCCTGATGTTTACAAGTTCATGAAGTGAGATGAGCACTTGGTCTGCCATCCCTTCTGTACCATAGATGTCGATAATATCCATAATTGCAATTTCGTTGTCGATATCCATTGGTTTACGGGTAACCACAAGGGTACATCCGACCACATACATATGGCCGCGTTGTTGCATCAGCTTCATGCTACCTGGCACAAAGATACAGTCATGCTCCGTTAGAACAGAACTGTCAATGAGCAGGTCGCATGTGAACTTCCCGCCGTAGCGCTCAATTGCAACACGGTAGAAGGCCCGCATATACTCATACTCGTCTCGGTCGAGTGTCCAACTCGCCTGAAGCATGACCGGGCCGTTAAGCATATCGGAGCGGACCCGTGGGGGTCCGCCGTCTAGTTGAACCATGATAGCTTCGACTGCGTCGGTAAAACCGTAGCCATCGCTATCTGGAAGGTATGGAAGCTTTCTCATCATCGCCGCCGTTTAGTCATCGTGTTAGTACCGAAGGACTTGGATGCTGCCGAGTTAGGGTTGCGAAGGTCTTTGGCAACAGCCCGACCGGCACCAGCCTTAACACGTTTGTCAGCTACGTCCGTCGCAATCAACCGGATGTCGTCTTCGCTCCAGCTATCAACCTCGTAGTTTTGCGGAGTGCCATTGTTGACTACGTTGATGCTAGGCATACCGCGTGCGGGGCTGGCTTCGGTGCGTTGAACCTGGGTAATGCCGGACATGTCACCGTCTTGCATTGCTTGCAGGTTGTCTACCCCGATGCGTTTGGTAGCTGCCGCGTTCATAACGAACTCTTGACCGTGAACGATACCCGCTGCCTTGTTCACTGCCGCGTCCCCAGTATAACCGCCCGTTTGGAAACCCGCTAGAGCAAAGCTCTTCGCCGCCACGTTGGCTGCACTCATGCCCGCTACTGCCGGGACGCTGTTGGTGCCCAGGGTTGCCAGGGACACCGCTGCCGCTGCTGGCGCCCATGCTGCTGCCGTCGTTACAGCCGCTGCGACACTCGCTGCCGTTTGCACACCCAACGCACTGGACGCCATAGCAGCGTTGATCATGTACTGGATGCCCATCTTAATCAGAGAAGAGATCAACTCTGTTAGAATGGTTTGCCCAACAGCCGACAATGTCTCACGCAAGTCCTCACCGCGTACAATGGCCCCGGCAATGGAATTGGAGATCCCGTCGATTGCTGTGGTCATTACGTTGCCAAGGATATCAGCAGCGGAGGTTGCCAAGCTTTCGAAGCCGTGGATAGCCTGACCCACACCAGCAGTGAAGACGCTGAACACGTCGCCGTTGCCAAGCATGTTTTGCATCTCGGCCATGCGGATGTTCGTCTGAGCCATCTGTGCAGCATAATAGGTCTGGGTGATAGCACCATTGCTGTACGCCATGTTAAGCGCTTCTTGCATTGCCAACAGGTCGCTAGCCACACCAACCGAGTTCGCCCAGATTGCATCGCGGGCCACAGTCAATTGATTCTGTGCCTGCTGTGCAACCAACTGCTCACGAATCTTATTGGTCTGCTGGTCGGTGAGAACAATACCCTGGCCCAACAGTTGGTTGGTAAGGTTCAGCATCTCTGCCTCAACTTCCCGTCCGCCTGGGTTAAAGCTGTTCAGGTGCTGCTGTTCGGCCAGCGCTTTGTTGAACTCGTGCAGCGGGTCAACTGCCTGGATGTATGCCTGGGTGGACAGCACCATTGCCTTCTGATACTGTTCAAGGCTGATTGCGCCCTGGTCCAGCAACTGCTTCGCAGCCTGTGTGCCCTGGTTGTACTCGCGAAGCGGGCCAATCGAAGCTTCGTAGATCGCGTCCATGTGCCCCTGGACTTCTACGCTTTGGCGAACCGTTGCAATCTTGTCCTTGAGCGCTTTGGTTTCGTCTTCGGTCAGTTTGATGTTCTTACCAAGCATTTTCTCTTGGATGGAGTCAAACCGGGCCTGATCGTCGCGCATAGGCTTCAGCATACCCATACGAGCGATTTCGTTATCCAACTCAGCGTTTACCCTGGCAAGCGAAGCGGCACGCTTAAGCTCTGCTTTCCCTGGTTCAAGTGGTGCGTTCTTGTTTGCACCGGCTGCGCGGAGCTGTGCTTTGGCTTCTGCGTCTGCCGCATCTACCCGCACCTTGGCAGCAGCACGAGCCGCTTCCATCAACTTGTTTCCAGCTTCGCCGACGTAGTTAACGTCAAACGCTGCCTTGTACTCTTTACCGACTTCTGCGAACGTGTCTTTGACGCCTTTGCCCACTTCCATGCGAGGCAGTTCCAGCTTAAGACCGTCCAGCGCGCCTTCGATAGCTGCTGCCGTTTCCGGGGCAATACCTTTCACACCGCTGGCAATGGACTTCAGACCATTTACAAAACCACCAGACAGCTTCTCTACTGCTTCAGCGCCATAGTTGACAATGTTGGCAAAGATGTCCTTGAACAATTGTGGCGCATTGTTCCACAGCAGTTTGATCGCATTGTACGCACCGACGAAGGTGCCGATCATGTTGTTCGCGTTAGCGGCCAGAAGGTTACCGATGACATCCATTGCGCTGCTAAAGTCGGTTGCCCAACCGCCAGTCATGCCAGCAACAACACCCACCAGGGCATCGAACTTTTCACCGATCCAAGTTGCCGCAACAGTGGCAGCCTGTTTGATCAGGTTGAAGGTACCAACCGCCAGATCCTTGAGGGTAACAAACCCGTCCGCGCTAACAGCCACTTGGTCGCCGAACAGCATGACAGCCGAGGCCACAACCACCAACGCTGCTGCTACAGCCAGCACAGGGTTCGCCAGGGTGGCAGCGTTGAGCGCCAGCATAGCCACACGGGCCTTCCCGAGTATGCCCACCAGACCAGGGCCATAGGCAACCATCATCGCCGCGCCGACGGCAGTTGCTGCCAGGGCTACCAGCTTCATGTTATCGGCCAGCCACAGCATCCCACGGCTGATACCGCTAGTGATACCCAGGGCCTTGTCCAGCTCACCGGTCATACGCATGGTGTTGTTGCGCAGGACGTTAAAGGCCTGGCTCATGGTAGGAACGGTTTTCTTGAACTTCTCGTCAATCTCAACAGCCGCTTCGGCAAACGCCTTACGCATTACCGCGGACGTGATCTTGCCCTGTGTGGACAGCACCTTCAGTTCCGAACGCGTCTTTCCCATCGACTTAGCGATCATGTCTGCAAGTACAGGCATGTTCTCCATGATGGAACGGAATTCGTCACCTTGGAGACGGCCAGACCCGAAAGCCTGTGCCAACTGAAGCAAACCTGCCGCCGATTCAGATGCAGACGCACCAGACACGATGATTGCTTTGTTGACCGTTTCGGTCATGCGAAGCGTTTCTTCCTGGCTACCCCCCATATCCTTCATGGCGTTGTCAAAACGCTGGAAGGCCTGGGTGGTCGATTCCACAGGCTGGCGGGTACGGTTGGCGAGCTCGAACATCTCACCCATGAGTTTGTTCGTAGTTACTTGGTCGGGTGCCAAGTTGACCAGTTTGTTGTTCAGCGTGGTGTAACCGTCAGCCATTTTACCCAGGCCAACCACACCCAGGCCGGTACCGGCTGCCGCTACTGCCTGCTTCGCGTAGTCACCCAGGCTAGTCGAAGCGTAACGGCTGGACGATGCAACCTTGCGCTGTGCTTCGGACAGACGGAGCGCTGCGATTGCTGCTCGGTCTTGAGCCGCTGCTGCCTGGGCTGCTGCGACCTGGGTACGTTGCTGGGCAGTTGCAAGGTGAGCAGCAGCGGTAACCGCCCCGGTTGCTGCTGCCTGGGCGCGGCTGGTGGCCGCTGCAAGGTTTTGCTGTGCAACCTGAGCCATAGTAGCGGCAATTTGCGCACGCCCCTGCTCGGTGGTTAGGCGGGCTGCCATAAGGGCGCCCTGTGCCTGGGCATTGGCAAGGTTCTGGTGAGCTACCGACGCCTTGTTCATTGCCTCAATGGTGCGCTGTTGCTCGGTGGTCAGCTTCTGCTGTGCCGTGGCAGCCTTGTTAGTTTGCTCGGCCAGCCGCTGCACTTCAAT